GTAAAAAACGACATAAGTCACGCTGTTCGAATTCACAGGGCCGGGGGACTCGATGCTGATGGGATAGACCGCCGCGTTCGCCGTGCCCTGCAAGGTCGCGTCCATGTCGAACACCGCGACGATGCCGTCCATCAGGCCTTCGAGATAGGTCGGGTCGTTCTTGGGAATGTTGTCCGGCGTCGTGACGACCATGACGTACCAGGTGTATTCGCGCGTGTTGCTCGCCTGGTCCTCGAACTGGTCGTCGGTCATCACGGGCGGGATGACGACGGCCACCGGGAAGCCGGGCCACACCCTGTCGAGCGGGTTGACCTTCGTCAGCTCGTCCGCGAACGCCGAATTGAGGACGCCGGAATCGACGAGCGTCTGGAGGTCCGCGAGGATGGCGTTCTTCATCAGTTGTCCGGGGGTGAGGTTAGGCATTGGCTTGCGATGCGATCTGCTGGTTTATCCTGTCGAGCGCTCCGACGAAAAGCGTGTCGATGTCGGGCTGGGACGATGCGACGATGCGCTCCATGAACGGGTTCGCCTTCGTGCCGGGATGATGGACGAGGGTGCCGAATATGTCGCCCGTCTGCGGGTTCGCGAGGACGCGCGCGTTCACGGGCCGGATGATGTGCGGCGCGGTGCCGAATTCGACGTACGGCGCGTACTGCGCCTTCGGATACCACCTGGCCTGAAGCGTTCCGACGTCGAATCCCCAGTTTTGGACGAGGTATCCCGTCTTGATCGGAACCGTGGTCGCGTTCGTGAATTTCGCCAGGATGGCCTGTGCGGCGACGATGGCGCTCTGGATGAGGGGCGTCGCGATGGAGGGATAGTCGGCGAGCGCGGCCTGGAGCGCGGGCAGGTTCGGAATCGTCACCTTGAAGGTTGAATTTGGCATCAGAAAATGTTGCCCACGCGGGTGTAACGGTCGATGGTGTCGATGTCCATCTGGTCAAGCTGGTTGCGCCACGAGACGGTCGCGCCCTGGATGTTCTCGCTCGCCTTGCCGTCGAGCGGGAGCCGCTTGAATATGCGGACGGCTATGTTCTCGCAGGTGTTCGTGAGGTCGGCCGGAAGCTGGTGCGTCGTGCCGTTGCCGGCGTTCTGCCAGTCCACGGGGAACCCGGCGACGTAGGTCGCGCGGAGCATGTTGTTGTAGATCCGCGGCATCACGCCGTAGACCCGGACGATGCCCGCATACCCCTGCTGGTCGAGCTCGTACTGGTCCGGCAAAAAGCTGAACCACGACGGATTGGACGGCGTGCCCGGCCGCCACTGGAAGCTCATGAGGCCGGACATCTCGAACGGGACGGCGTTCTGCGTCACCTGCGCGGGCTGGCTCATCGTGACGGAGCTTCCCGAGACGGATACGACGGTCGTCCCCTGCGGGAAATATCCCGTGATGTTGTAGAGCTGCATCCCGGCGACGATGCCGACGCTCGGAGTGACGTTTGTCACCACGGCGGAGCCGGTCGTGAGGTTGCCGGTGACGATGAGATAGGTCACGGGGGCGTTGCGGAGGAGCAGATAGCTCTGCTTGGTGCCGCGGACGGTGTAGACCTCGTTCACGTACGTCTTTTGGACGAAATGGCCGTCGTTCGGGAACCGTTCGAGCCCGCTCTTGCCGCACGCCCGTTCGATGAGGTCCGTCGCGGCGTTCACGACGCGCGTCAACACCGCATCACTGTCGTTGATTTTGATGTTCAAACGGTCCTTGACCCGCTGGACGGTCGTGAGGGCGTATGGCGATACGGTTTCCTGCTGTGTCATTGATGCGAGGTTGTTCCTCGCTTCGTGGCGCATACCTCACCGGGATGCGCCACGCGTGCGAAGAATCGAATACCGGCTAGGTGTTCGAAACGTTCGTGTTCGTCGGGAGCTGCTGCGGAGGTCCGCCCTGGACGATCTCGGCGATGACTGCGCACGCGGGGGTGGTGCCGCCCGTGTAGGTCGGCGTGACCACCGCACGGAGGTACCGCTTGCGGTTGAGGCCGAGGCCTTCGATGCGGGCTGCGCCGTCCGTCGTGAAGCTGAGCGTCGTGCCGGTCTGGTTCGACGTGGCGTTCACGCTCAGCGTGATCGTGGTCGTGCCGACCGCCGTCACCACCGCGCCGGTGGACGGAAGGCCCGTGCCGGTGACGATGGAGCCGACGGTGATGCCGGTGACGCTCGACATGGACGTGACGGTGTTCGACCCGTTGGTCGTGTTCCCGGTCGCGCCGATGAGCGGCGTCAGCGTGAAACCGATGGCCGTGCTCGTGTTGTCGAGCGCGTTGGTCCACGTGGCGTTGTCGGACGCCTCCTGCAGGACGAAGACCAGGCTTGCCGCCGTCGGGGCCGAGCCGCCGCCCGGAACGCCCACGGACACGCGGAGCACCGCGTCGGTCATGCCGAGCGTGTCGATGCCGACGCCGTTGATGGCGCTGGAACCGGTGACGCTCTGGATGATGCTCGCCGAACCGATGAGCTTGACGTTATCGTAAATGCTTCCTCTCATGTTCGTTTGATGTTGGCCCCTGCCTTCCTTCGACTTTAATCGGAAGGGACGGAACGCTCTCGCGTTTCGACGGGCGGTTTATTGGGAAACCTCGCGCCTCCGTCATGGATTCCCTAGGAAAAGGGGAAACGCGGACGGAGGCTTGCGCCGCTAGGACGCCGAGGTGTAGACGACGGTGAACGCTTTCGGAAGCACGACCACGAGCGCGTGGCGGTGCTTGTAGACGATGCCGGTCTGGTCCGAGAGGCCGAGTTCCTTCCCGGCCCACACGCCCGACTGGAAGTCGCCGACGCGGATGTCGCCCTTGTCGCCGAACGCCATGGCCTTCAGGTTGCCGAAGATCATGAACGGTGTGTTCGCCTGCGTCGCGATGGTCGTCGCGGGGAGCCAGCGGTTGGTCAGGACGGGGAAGCCCATCATGTGACCGGCCGGCCGGATCGGTCCGCCGAGCGGGTCCTTTTCGAGACCCGACTGGTTGGCCGCGAACGCGCCGAAGAAGAGGAACGGAAGGCCCGAGGTCGAAGCGAGCTGGGAGGCTATCGAGGCCCAGACGGTGCGGTGCATGTACCACGCACAGCCGTCCAGGACCGATTCCTCCACGGTCGCCACGACGTTCGCTGCGTCCGTCACCGGATTGAACTTCGCGTAGGTGGTTCCGCCGCTCGCCAGCGTGTACGTGTTCGGCGAACCGTTCGGCAAACCGAGGATGCCCTGGAACGGACCGGTATAGGTCGTGCTGGTGCCGGAGGTGGAACCGTTGATGGTCGCGCCGCCGACGAAGCCCTGCTGGTCGATCATGTTCGCCAGCGCCTCGCCCGCCATCGCAAGGAGCCACTCGCCGAGCTGAACGGAGGCGTCGGCCAGAAGGTCGTTGCCCACGACGAACGGGAGCTGCCACTTGCGCGCGATGAGGACGGCCTGCCCGAAGGTAAGGCCCTGGACGGTCGAAGGAATGTCCACGCCGACGTACTGTCCCGTGAGGAACGCGCCGGTGTAGTTCGGAATGCCGAGTTCGTCGGTCTTCATGGGCCACTTCTGGGCCTGCTTCATGATGGTACCGACGGAGGCGGCGATACGGAGGATGGCAGCCGCAACTTCCGGCTGCACGAGATAACCACCACGGTTATCCTGTTCCTCAATCAAAGCTTCGTTCGCCTTGGTCATCACGCCGTCAATCGTTCCGCCGGTCTTCGTCTCCAGGATGCGGAGCGCCTTGCCCCGCTGTCCGGAGAACGTGGCGATGACCTGCGCCGCGAAGTCCTTCTTCTGTTCGCCCGTGAGGCCCGTGATATCCGTGCCCTTGACGGCACGTTCCGCCATCATCGTCTCGACGACTTGGCGGGCGGTCTTTTTGGAAGCCTCCTCCAACGTCGGAAACGCCTTCTCGATCGCATCGAGAGTCGTCTTGGCAACGGTGTCGGACACCGCCGTCAAGAGTTTTTCGTTATCCATTGATATGGAGATTTGGGATAGGTCTATCTGCCGCGCGAGGTCGTTTCCGCAATTTTCTTCTTGAAAACTCGCAGAGCATCCTCGCTGGCAGTTTTGACCTGCCTCACGAGCCGCTGACCGAGGAGGTAGCCCTCCAGTTCAGCTTTTGCTCCCGAGGTGCTCGACCTTGAGTTCAGGGCCGTCCCTTTGTCGCCGTCGGACTCGCCGTCCTTCGGTTCCTTGGGAGGTTCCTCCCCTCCGTCGCCTGAGGCGATTATCGCCTTCAGGGCCGCGGTTACGTCTTCGGTGTGGGTCGCGTGCGCTTCGTGGTAATCCTCGACGGTCTTGATGATGGCTTTTATCTTGTCGGCGTTGGCCGCCGAGATGGCGCGTCCCGCTTTGAGCGCGATGGCTTTCACAATGCGTTCGGAGAGCTGATCCAAAGAACCGCCCTCTTCGGCGAGACCAGACTTGACCGCCTCAGCGACGAGCGACGCGAAGAACTTCGCCGCCTTCTCGTCGTCCTCGCCTTCTCCCGCACGGCCGGCTTCCGCCTTGCACATCTCCTCGTGCGCTTTCTCGTGGCGGTCGAGCTCGTCGCCCATCGACTTCGTAAACTCTTCGATGGCCTTCTTCTTTTCGTCGTCGGCATAGCCCGGCTCGGCTTTGAACTCCTCGATGGCCTTGTCGCACGCCTTGACGTGCTTCAGGTGCTCGTCGGTGACCTCGGCTTTGAACTCGTCGATGGACTTCTTTGCGGCTTTGCCTTCCTTGTTCGGCTCGCGGCCCATCGTCTCGTAGCTGTCGTCGATGGCCTTCATGCACTTTCCGAGATGGTCCTCCTGCTCGCCGTCCATGGCCTTCGTGTATTCCTCGATGGCCTTGTCCAGGACGCCTTCGGACTTCTCGCCCTTCAGGCACTTTTCGGCGAATCCGTCGATGTGCTTGCCGACCTCCTCGCCGTGCCGCTCGTGCTCCGCCTTAAGTTTTTTTTCTAGTTCGTTCATGGATTCGTTGGTTTGTGATTTGTCTCTTTCGGGGACGCATACCAGGTGGCCGGGATTCTTCGGGTCGTCCGCGAGCACTCCGGGGGTTCCGTCGTCCAGCTCGCATTTGTCCCCGACCTGCTCGGCCTTCTGCGATTTCTCCTCCCACGGCGGGGTCTTGCCGAACGCCTCGTAGTGCTTCTTCAGATGCGCCTTGACCGAAGCCACGTCTCCTTCGGGGATGTCAACGCCGCCGCGCGAACCGCTTAGCGCCGCGCCTGCCGCTGAGACGCCTTTCCAGACGGCTTTGAGGCCGTCGGCCTGGTGGTGGGGGAGCTTGTAACTCGATTTCACGTCGGCGTTCTCGGAATCAAACCATGCGCAGATCGCCTTGAGCTTGTCGAGGTCATCTCCGCACGCTTTGACTTCCGCCGGGCCGTCCCACGCCGCGTCCTCGTCCGCCGTGCCGTGGTCCGCGTAGGGAACGGCGCCCTTCGTCTCGTAGAAGAACCCCTTGGTCACGAGCTCGCGCGTCGAGACGCCGAGCGCGCCCACCTGCCGGAGCGAGAGCGCGTAGCGTCCGGCCGGAACGGGACAGAAGCTGATTTCCAGGAGCTCGCGCGTCCCGTCGTCGTTCTGGATGTATCCGGGCGAGACCGCCTTCAGTATCTTCTCCTGATACAGGTCGCACGCCATGTCCGCGTCGGGGTTCATGCCCTTCGGCGCGAAATGCCCCGTGGCGACGGACTCGTTGCCCTGGATCTTGATGTCGTCGATGACGCCGATGGGAAAGCCGCCGTAGTCGTGCGCCCACAGGACCACGGGGTTCATGACGTAATACTTCAGGTCCCATTTGGACTGGTCGAGCGC